ATCAAATGCGCCTTCTTCTTTAAATATTTTATAAACTCGACTTCTACTATATAGATCTGTATTCTTTAGCGCGGAAGGTGATCCCTTATACTTAACAAGGTTCTCCAGCATTGTGTCATCCATTTTTCCTATTTGCCTATCAAGGCCTATTTCTTTTCCTTTTATTTTCTGCTTTCCATAAGCTCGCATTATCACTTGTTCTATTTCTTCCTCTGTTGCACTGTAGCCTTTAGAAAGGCTTCCATATTTATCTGGGTCTAAAGCCAACAATAATCTTCCGGCTTCAGAATCTCCGTGCATTAGATAGTTCGGCTAGAACTTTTTTAAAATCTTCTTTTTCACCAAAAAGAGCTCTTAATGTTTTTATATCATTTAACTTTGCACTAGCGATAATACTCTCTTGTAGACCAGAAGGTTGTCTTGTTAAACTAAATGCCAATCTCCTCTTGCCAGCTACATCTTCATAGGTCATTAGCTTTGGCAGGCCTTTGACGTTAGGCATTGTGGGGAGATATCTTTCTTGTCCTGCCTTGGTTGTCATTCTAAAGGCTTCTGATGCAAACGTGCTGTGTAATAGGTTCATCATTTCTGGAGACTGTTTAGGGCCTATTCCAGATTGATGTAGTTCAAGAATTCTCCTTGCATATTCTTGGTTTCTTACCTTTGCTGATCTTGCAGACGCTGAAAGATTTGAGAGATCTTCCGTAACGTTTTTGTTTAACATATTTCTAATTTTTTCAGGAAGAACGTCTGAGTTTATTGCTTCTTGGAAGTCGCTCATTACTTGAGCTGAATATTGTTCCATTGATTGTAATTCTTCTGCGGTTGCAAATATCTCAGGATGGAATGCGACAGAGACTGGGTCAGCATACACCTTACTGCTTGATGAGCCAAAACCGCTAATAGTTATAAAATTTTTTGATCCAGCTAACCCTATTTCTTCTTTCATTCCAGATCTGCCTATTATCATAGCAACATCTTCAAAACCAGTACCCAATTCCCTAATATCAAATGCTGTTTTTACTCCAAACCCACCAAAATATCCTCTACCAGTTACTTGATAAATATTATCTGCAGAACCTATAACGCTTCTTCTTTGTTGTAATGATTCTAATCTTTGCATTAGTTGCTGCGTATTTGTTGGAGAAGTTGAATTTGTTATATCTTGTTTTAGTTGTGCTATTAGAGTATCTAATTCTTTTATCACACCATTTGGTTTGCCTTTTGTTCCATAAATTACTTTACTGTTTAGAACTGCAATACCATCAAATTCTTTTTCTGCGTCTTTCATAAATCTTTTAAAGATTTCAATTTCTTCTTCAGAAATAAAACCTTTTATTTTCATTTCGCCTAATTTAGCTTCTAAATCTTTATTGCTTGTTGAAGTGCGTATTAAATCTTTTATGTCCGATCTTTGAAAAAAACCATCTATAAATTTTTGTGGATCTTGAACTGTGCCCTTTAAAGAGTTTTCTAAAGATTTGTTTAAAATTGTTGCAGAATCTATATGTTTTATTGCTTTTTGTTCTAGCGAATTTGCATCACCTAATCCAAGGTGCTTTCTTAAAATCTCTAAACCCTCTTCAATAACAACTGCTTTAGGATCTTTGGTTTCAAGAGCAGCTCTTAAGGTATCCTCGGTTATGGTTATATCTCTTTCTGAGATTAAACCTTTCATTCTTTTTGTAATTTTTTCCATAAATGCATCAATTGGTTTATTGCCTGTAAAAACGCTAGCAAATTTTGCTTGATTAAATATTGGATTGCCTATAACACTTAACATATAATATGTTTCTTCGTCAGACAATATTTTTCCACCAACTTTAAACTGCAATAAGTTTGCACCTTCTTCATCTATAAAAGGAATAAAGCCACCTTTGTTTGGACCTGTTTCTGACATTTTTCTTATTGCTTCGAGAAAGTCTTTTGGTTTTGATCCTTTTTGTGTTTTACTTGCTATTATATTTGCGCTTACGTCTGTGCCAAGAGAAGCAGTGTCTATGCCCATAGCTTTAAGTTTTGCAGCTGCTACTGGGTCTAAACTTTTTTCTCTTAGATTTTTTTGTATATCACTTAATATTTCACCAACTTGGGCATATTTAGGATTATTTGGATTATTAGCTAGGTTTGATACAGAACCAGAAACAGCACTTAGAGACTCGAACTGAGTCATCATTAGTGAACTTGCGCGGATAAAAGCTTCTTGCGGAGTATCTAATCTTTCTCCAGTTGCTGAAACAACATATTGTATGGCGTTTGTAGATGGATTTAATTCCACCCTTATAACTCCACCTCTACCTAAATCTGTTTTTCTAAGCGACTGTTGTGCAGCGGAAAGTTTTTTTATTGGGTCTTTAATAAAATCGTATAACATTATCTCATCCCTGCTGCAATACTAATCTCATTAGAACCAAATGGATTCATTACTGGTGTTATCGTTCCAGATATCCCAGCACCACTCATCACTTGCCTTAGCTTGTATAAAGTATCTGCCCTATCAGAAGGAGCATCAAATGTTGGGTAGCTTGAGTTAGCTAAATTAGCTTCTTTGATCTGCTGTGGATAGTAACCCATTTGAGACATTTCAAGACCCATTGATTGACCTATCTTAATTTTTACATGATCCATATTTGTATTCGGGTGCCAACCTTCCCAAGATAAATCAGGAAGTTCGTGTCTTTGAAAGTATTCTGCTAAGTCTGGTTTTTCTTCAACTGGCATACCCCAAGCAGCTTCGTATATTCTTCTTTCCAATCTACCAGCTGTGGAAAGAATTCTTTCTCTTTCAGACTCTGGAGCATTTAACATTTCTGCAAAGTGCTCTCTTTTTCTTTTTGGTATAGCAAGAGTTAACATATCAACTGGAGTTCCATATAAATCTGCTCCATACATTGTTCTCTTTGCGGCCTGCCTGTATTGATTAGCTGCAGCGGAATCTCCAGCCTGTTGCGCCATAGAAGCTAATCTAGTATTTTTTGTATAATTTAAAATATCAGAATATTCTTCTAGAGCAAGTTCTTTCTTTCTTTGAAGGGGCATGTATCTTTCCCCAGTTAATTTTTCACCAAGTTGGGATATTGCAGATACGCCTCCACCAACTATAGTTCCTAAAGCACTACCAAATAATCTTGCCTTTGGAGTTCTACCAAAAAATGAACCAGTTATACCCAAAGCTGCTGCTGCTGTTAGTGGATCTCTTTGGGTTGCTTTATTGAGCATTGGTTCAATAAAGCTTTCAAATGGTCTTTGCCACTGTGGGAAAGTTGCTCCATAAACATTCCTTCTTTCCCAATCCTCGGTCGCCGTCCTCTTGTTTAAGAACTTTGTATTAAACAAAGTATCTCGATGTGCTACATACTCACCAAGTCTTTGCATTCTGCCTACGCTGCCGCCTATTGTATTTTTTTGATCAGGATAAGGAGTAAATTCATATTTACTTGTTGTATCTTCTACTCGACCTCTAATCTCTTGAATTTTTATTTTTTGATCTGGACTTAAGGCCATCTTATCCATCATCTTATTTAAAGATTTAAATTGCTGAGAATATGGAGCAACGTCTGCAAGGATTTTGAATTGATCAACCAATCCATATTTACCAGTTTCATCTGCTGATATTCTATTAAATCTTTCATATCCTCTTCCAGGAAGTCTTACTTCTCCTTCTTGGACTTTTGTAAATGGATCACCTGTTTGAAAGTTAATATAATATTCTGGGCCAGGCATGAACGGATATTGTTTGCCCATTGTATTTGCAATTGGGTTTATGTAATCTATTCCAGTTCTTTCTTTTGGAATAAATCTTCTTACAATTTCAGAAAATTCTATATTACCAAGGGCACCTTGTGCTGGAATTGGCACGTCGCCCAAACCACCAAGATTTAGATCCCAGAAAGCCCTGGATGTTCCATAACCCTTTGATGCTGATTGTAGCATTGCTTTATTCGGCTCAAAGTCACCTTCGCCCAATCCGAATTTTTCTCTAAGACTTGCAAATCCAAATCCATAAATACCAGCCATTTCTTGAGCTCTGTACCCAAATTCTCCAGACAAGTCAGATCGTATTGGTTCACCAACTGGAGTAATTTTTGGTGACATTACCCCTCTTTGTTTTGGTGGACCATATGACATTTGCATTAATGGTTGGTTTAATCCAGCTACAGCATTACGTGTCATTCCACGTGCAGTATTTAATGGATACTGTGCTGCTCCTCTTAGGTTTGCATTTGAACCGCCTACCTGGGAAGAAACCATTGTAGATGAATAAGATCCACCGGGACCACCACCTGCACCTCTTGTCATTGGTATGACGTTTGATCCACCAGCCATTCCAGCATTGTATGCACCAGCGTCATACGCACCATATTGTCCAGTTGCAACATATTGACCAAGACCCTGCATTACTTCTTGCTTGTGCATTTGTACTCGTGGCTTTAATATTCTTCCCACAGTTGCATTCAAAGCTGTATTTATAGGGCCAAATGGACCAGTAAAGTATTCTCCAGTTACAGGATATGGTCTATCTTCATAATGTTTTCTTTCAAATCTATATGGATCTAAAGCTCTTAATGGCGAAATATCGTTATAGAATAAGAACTTTTCTGCTGGACTTCCATATGTGTCAGAAGTAAATAATGCTCCACCTTGTAATTTTCTATACCAAGATGGTCTATAATATTGAATTTTCCCACCCTTGAATGGAGTATTGCCCAATGGCCAAAATCTACCCTGCCTGATTGGCACTTCTCCGTCTAAGAGTTGTTCTTTCTTTTCTTCCTTTGTCATGCCACCAGGAGTGATACCTGCGGCAATTGCTTGTGTTTCGACTATTGCTCTAGCAACTTTTGTTGTAACAAATGGAGAATATGTTTTCTCCCCATAATTATCTTCTGGTCCAAGTGCTCCACCCAACATTCTGTCTGCAGTAAATGCGGTTGTACCAGCAGCATATATTGGAAGAACTCGTTTGCCTACCATTCCTCTTGCATATAGATCTAATGGACCTTTAAACTTAGATACATCTAATTGCATTCCAAGTGTTCCAAAATATCTATTTAAACGTTCTACACCTTGCGATATTGGCGTTGACGCTGTTGAGTATGAACTAGGGTCAGAATATGTTGTTAAGCCTAACGCACTCTTGTTAAAGAAGGTTTTTACTGCTTCGCTACCTTTGCCTGTAGAAAATTCTCTTAACTTAGTAGCTGCGCTTCTCGCATTGTCAAATAGTTGAGCGTCTCTCCTATACGTTGAAAATGCGCTAGTGTTGAATAGTGTTGAAAGTGCTGCGGCTTGTGCTTCTGCGAATTCTGATGCTGGAAGTTGAGATTTTAATTTTAATATAACATCTTGCATTGCGATAAACATGTCATCTTGTCTACCACTCAATGCTGGATTGCCTGTTAAGGCGGCATTGGTTTGCGAAACAAATCTAAATATTTCATTTCGCATTTCGTCCATCTTTGTTGAAATTGATGGAGATCTTTGAGCTAATTGTGATGTAGCTAGTAGATTACTTTCTTGCTGCAGCATTCTTATTCTAGAAAAAGATTGCTCTATAACTCTTGGGTCTATTCCCATTTGTCTTGCTCGAGCCTTAAGCATCGGCAGAGATGCCTCTATCTCTGCTGCAAAGTCAAACGCTTCTTTTTGTGTACTTATATTAGCTATACTCTTATTTGTTGCACCAAAAGTAAATAAAGTTTTATCAAATATTTCTAACTGTTCCATTACCTTTTTAGGTAGACCGTATTGAAAACTATTCTTTCTCAGGTCATTCATTGCAGTGAGTATTTGTTTTTCTTCAAGACCGCTAACTGCTACACCAGCTTCATCTATAAAATTAACACCACCACTATTAGAATTTAATCTAATTTTTTTAGAAACACTGTCAGTCTTTAGTGTTACTTCATCTCCAGTTAATAACTTAGATAATATTTTTGGACTATTTATATCAGTATTTCTTTTTTGAAATCTAGACAAAAGACCAAATATAGAGTTTGGCTGTTCAGAGTCAACTGCCATTCTACTTTTGAATCTAGTAGCTCTTTGATTATTACTGGAATTATTTAATACTCTATCTAAAAATCTAGAACCCGACTGCCCTGTTACTTCATAGGCTGCTTGACCAGAAAGACCAGCTGCATACCTAGCATGTCGTGTAAGCATTTCTGTGCTGTTTGTCGGAAGAGGCCTGTATGTTCCTCTTAATGTTTTTCCAAAAGTTGCACCAGATTCTGAATTAACTGAGTAACTAGTAACCTTACCTTTTGTTCCAAGAAATCCACCAGTGCTATGCCATATATGAAAGTCTGCTTTTGAAGCTGCTAAGTCGCCAAATGGTTGAACTGATCTCCCTGGGCTATATTGCAATGGCCCTCTCTTGGCCATATCTGAAAAAGACCTAAATCCAAATAAGTCAGCTGGATTTAATTTAATAATTGGTATTTGGAATTCAGAAGCAAAGAAATTAGCTGTATTCGAAAAAGTGTTTTTTATTGTACTAAAGTCTAATATATTTCCTGATCTAGTTTTGTAAACCCCATCTAATCTATTAAGTCCTATGGATTTAGAAACAGGATCATTAATTGCCATTCTTCCAGCAAGATCTGATATTACTCTTTTTTGAGAATTTGGTAGTCCTTTAAATCTATCTTTTTGTATTGCTTCATCTATAAGAAGTGGTTTTAGTCCAAAGATATTATAATTGCCACCAAATAAACCAGAGGATATTTGCCTTTTTTCTAATAGAAAAGATCTTAATCCTACAAAATCATTTGGGTCAAATCCTCTATTTGCTAATCCCTTCTTAACGATATCATCTGATACCATTCTTCCAGAATCATTTTTTAATTTTACACCAAGTACTTGGGCTGTTTTTCTTTGTAAGAATTGTTGTTTTGCCGAACTTAATGGTCCAACAAATTCATTATAAACTGCCTTTTGTGGTTTAAGTATTTTTCCGGCAATGTCTACTAGATCATTTCTCGCAAATGAATTCCATTGATTTTCAATCTTGTTTCTCATTCCAAGTTGGAATTCTTTACTCAAGAATTGAGAATTTGTTTCATCAATAATTTCTTTTAAGAAATTCTGCGGACTAGTTCCACCCGCAACGGCAGTTATAGACTGTTCAAAGCTTTTTCCATGCTTAAGAGTTTTATATTTCTTAAGAACAATATCGTAATATTCGCTTTCGTCAGAAACGATTGTTGCTCTTCCTATCGAAACTACGTTTGTAGAATGTGATCCTCTTCCTGGAGTATTTACTCTTAATTGATTTACAAAATCATCTATTTCTGCATCGCCTAATACACCTTTTGCTTTTAATCTTTGTGCAAGAAGGTTTTTATATTCATGAGTTTGCTGACCCCTGTAGAAATCTGATCTGCCAAAAGCTTTATCACCTGGACCACCAGCTCCAAGTAATGATATCTGACCAGCAAGACGAGTTAATCTACTTGAGTGTTGAGATTGAATTCTCTGTATTGATTTTTCAAAAGAATTTCTAGATGCAGTACCAACTGCCATTGAAGCATCAGATATAATCTGATTATATTTAATTGAGCTTTGAAGGGCATCATAAGCTTGACCCGACATTTTAAATTCTTTATAACCAGATTTTATTGCACCGCTTAAACCCCTAAATGCAGGGATAGCGTCAAACGCTCCATACTGAATTGGAGTGGTTGTTCCCGGAATTGTAGCTGGAGAATCAAGACCAAACGCAAAAGCTTTTACTGCTTCTGTGGCCCTCCTTGCGGAGCTTGTATTTTTTGCCCTAGCTGCATCGCCTGCAATTTTAGCGCCATGTCTAGCATCGTGGAGTGATTGAACAAATCTTGGTTGCTCTTTAAACGCTTGTGCTCCGGCATCAAATGCCCCACTGAGCTGTGATGCTTTCTTTAAAAACTTATTAGAGACAGAAGCTGCATCGTGTCCTACTTCTGACAAAACTTCAGAAAGATCTACAAATCCCTTGCTCAATGCTTGTTTTGTTGGACTCATACTCCTTAAAGAGCCCATTGAGTTTTTGAAATTCATTAATGAACTTCTTGTTACCGTTGCACTACTGCCAAGTATCTCAAATGGAAGAATTGTAGTTGCAAGGTTTGTAACTGATGTTTTAACAAAATCTGTTACTACGTCTACTGGATTATACCAATTGACTTTTTTCTTGTTTTCATTCTCGCTAAAGAGATTATCTGTTAGACCCCTCTGAGCCACATACAAAGCTGGAAGTTCGTATGGAAGCCTTCTTCCCGCCCTTACTAATCTCTTTTGTATTTCATCCTGCATCGTAAACAGGGCTGGTGGAGCGTGAGTTGGGCCTCTTTGAGCTTGTCTTATCTCATCTTTTGTAAGATTGTAAAGTCTATGAGATTCACTGCTTGAGCCTTTATATCCAGTTGTTAATCCCTCTTCAGTTTCAAATACAAGTTTTGAATATGGATCAACACCATCTTCAACAAATCTTTTAACACCTTGCAGTTGATCAAGATGTCTTCTTATGTCTGTTATTGTTCTAACTGACGAGGTTGCAAAATCAGTTGTAGAACTTTGTAATTTTTGAGCTAGTTTTAGCCCACCCTTTTTCATCATTGCCGACATAACGCCAGCAACGGCTATTGTTGCTCCAGTGTGAGCAAAGAACCTCATGACCGGATGGCCATCAAGAGCTTTTGTTAATTGACCACTATTAGGAGAAACGCCTTCTGTTTCACCCTCATTGAAAGATAGATCCCTGGACGTAACGCCATAACCTAAGTTATGAATTGGTCCACGATCTCTAATCAATTTAACTCCCCTTTTTTATTATTGCATGCCCCAAAGCTTTTGTGCTATTGGGTCCTGATAATCTGCCTCTCCTACTTTCTTAGAAAGATTATGTCTTGCTGCTGACTGTTTTTGCTTAGCCAATTCCTCTTCAGGATCTATCAACTGAAGAGTAATATTAGTTGATTCAATTCCATTTATATTTTGTTTTATTTCTATAATTTTTTCTGATAAAGCAACCAATTCAGCCAATTGAGAAAACGTCATTTCATCTAAGTCTTCAGGAGAATACGTATTTATAGTAGCCAAAACAAAAGCTTTCATTAAGCTTCTTACTTCATTTGCTTTTTCTCTTTTAGATTCCAAAATGCTTTTAGCTAAGCCGGCAGAATAAAAGCCAGAAAAATCCATTATCTCCTGAGCTAAAGAAGCTATTAAGCCAGGCTGCACTTTGTCTACAGAAAAATCATCAGGATATACAACTGCAGAATTAATAATTAAATCTTCTGCGTCTAGAGAAGATGTTTCCTCTGAATTCTTATATTCAAGAATTTTATCATATTCATCAAATGTTAATTCCCTAAAAATTACCTGCTGGTTCTTTAGGTCAACACTAAATATAGAACCATGCTTCTTTTTAAGTTCATAAAGTTTTTCAGGTTCTATCATATTTTAAAATTATAATTGTCTTACTTCCAAGGCAACGAATCCGGAGGCTTCTAATACCTCTTGGGAAATCAAGGATGGAATACCAGCCATAATGCCCTTCATCTCTATTTTGTCAAATTGCGGATAAAGAATGCACAATTCAGCAATCGCTTCTTCGTTCCACATATTCGCTTCTGCTGAGCTTAACTGTCCAGCCTGAACAAGCTGTTCCATTTTCTTAACAAGATTCTTGTATTCAAGTCTATTAAGAACTCTCCATACGATGTGCTTATCAAAGGTTATCGATGTAACATATACTTCACCGAACTGTTCTTTCCATGCTTTGATCATGCCGGCATTTGGACCGCCATCCCAAATCTCTTGATCATCAGGAAGAGACTCAACGCTCACCGATTCTTCAAGAACCACTTCAGTGTCTACATCTTCTCCAGCCGAACCTTCAACTGTTACTTCAGTTACTTCATCTGCGCCCATTTGCTCTGCGGCTTCTGGGTTGTTTTTTATTGTTACTTTTCTTGCTGCCATCATTTCTCCTTAAATAAAAGAATCACATTACATTATACATGATATATTTTTATATAACAAATTTAACTATTAAATATCTATAAGAAATAATCTGGAGGTTGATTTCTTGAAGAAGAATTATAGTTTGTTGCGGTTTGCGTAGCAATGCCGTTTTGGAATGAGGATATAACCGGTTCATCAGAAGTATTGGTTGTTACCGAATTCTTAATAAACCCTAAATCAACCTCACTAAAATAATAATCCCTAGCCATAAATTGATAATTTTCAATTAATGGTGAACCGCCAGAAGCATATGCTGTTGTCATGCTCATAAGCTGAACTTCCTGTAAAACTATTTTCATTGGACTAGCTTGGTTATTTGTATTTGGTTTAATCAATCTTTCATTAATATCAGAAATCATCATTCTATCTAAATTTGATTCTATAACTTTATCTTCTGCCTTTAGATAGTCTCTTGATGTTGTTGAAACTTCTTCAACTCCGTAAAGTATAATAAAATTAAATGGTGGGTGTGCGCTAAATATATTTTTTCCAGAATCTACAACATTCTTAGAAAATGGATCTGTAGATATTCTATCTAATTGACTATATGCCCAGTACTTTTGTACTTTTTTTTCATCTTCTAGACTTCTTACAGATGAAGCTGATGAACCATAATCTACGCCTCTTAATGTAGATTTAACAAAGGCATTATTTTTTCTTGGATCTGGTTCATGTGTTCTTGCAACCGATGCTTTTTCCAATAGATGTGTAATTCTTCTTGGGTGTCTTGTGTATACCGAAAACTCTCCAGTTATAATTCTTGTTCCGTACATCATGGCATCATAGTTATATGACCAAAAGCCATATAGTGGCTGTTTTTCTTGCCTTATATTATAGGATAGTGCAGCTATATCTAATTCGTCTTCTTCTGAAAATAATCCATCAATATAAACTTTGATGTCTTCTCCACTGAAAAAATAATCATAATAAGTATTAAATGAATTTTTTTCTGCGGTTTGACTACCTGACCATATTAAATCCAATTGATCGGATAGTGGATCAAATCTTTCGCTTCTATTACCAGCCATCTTTACCTACTAAAGAGTATAAATTTCATCTATAAAGTTTTGATAAAGAGTAGTTATACCTACTCCTTCAACGCTATCCCCAAATATATTTCTATTTCTTTGAGCTGCCCTTCGGGCATCTTCTTCTGGCATTTTCATCATTTCTTTTTCATTAATTATATTAGTCATTGGCTGAATGCCTCTAGCCATAAACGTATATGTCTGTTCAGTCATTATATCATCAATTGACATGGTTTGACCTTCGTCAACTATAGTAACTCCATATATCTTCATTTTTGAAGCATTGCCGTACTCATTAAAGAATGTAAAGACGATATCAAATGGTGGCAACATATCTGCCAATGGAGCAAAAAAACCATTGCTTCTAGATAGATAGTCTTGATACTCTTTGATTTTATACCAAGTGTATTCATTGAATACGGTAAAAATTAATGATCCAGCTATTGTTCTAGATCCCTTAACAAATCCTCTTACGTTTGAATGTCCCAATGTTCTTATTGGTGTATTTTCTCTATGAATTGAATAGGATACAGTTTGTAAATCTCCTATTTCCAAATAGTCACCAGCTGTATTAGCTGTTCCCATTGGGGGCAAAATCATTGTTGCAACAATATCTGCTCCAGCATAAGAGATATTATTTAATGCATCTTCAAAATTAAACGTTCCATCTTTTGGATTAACAGAAGAAATAGTGTACGTTTTATTGGCTTGTGCCATTTTATCTCCTAAATAGAATAGTGCATGAAGGAATTATTCCCCTCATGCACTACTCAGAATAACTATTAAGATCTAGTTATGGACGGATTATATCTGTTCTCATACCTTTTACGGCGTTTCCGTCGATGATATCAGCAAGATTACTCTGATCTTTTTCCAGAGCTGATGTTGCAATGGTATACATTGGTCCAAGTTCTCTAGCGACGTAGGTCATTGTTTCTTCAATTACTATATCATCCATTGATGCTCCCGAACCTTCGTTCAAAAGCTCAACTCCATAAATTGATCTTACTGCTGCGTTTCCATATTCGTTAACAAATGTAACTGTGATATCGAATGGTGGAATTTGGTCTGCGTAGTAAGGAACTTTTTTCTGAACATCTCTTGTCCAGTTGTTTCTTCCTTCAGCTCCAACCCCTGGGATTCCTCTTCCCATAGAATTTATGTCACCTGGAAGTGTGTTATGAGCTCTTGTGTAGAAGTCCATAGGCTTATTATTTGTATAATTCTTTTCCAACATTGTGTAAAGTGCTGGGCGATCAAACACCGTAAAGATTAATGAACCAGCAATACCGCGCTTACCCCTTGAGAATGAGCGTGGGTTTGGTGAACCCATTGTGTAGATTGGTGCTTTTTCTCTTGTTACAGAGAATGTAATTCCTGAAAGTGCACCTATTTCAACACCACCAAATGTGGCTACGATATCTGCACCTGAGAAAGTTGTATATGTATTTAGATATTTGTTTACTGAATTTACGTCAGAAGCCATTTTTTACCCTCCAATCGGTATTATATATTAACAGCTATTTGAACCTCAATCGACTTTAGTTCGAAAGCAGGTGTTATGACGAGGTCTACAATCGCCTTGTTTAAATCTGGAACATATGTGACATTGAAATCACTTGCCAGCAAGGCACCTACCAATTGCATTCCTCTGAGTGCTGATGAAATCGCCGTTTCCATTGATGTTCTCATTTGGATAGTCGATGGTTCACCAACAAACTTCTGGCATGATTGACGAACAACGTTCGCTGCTTCATCTACGACTCTCTTAGTGGAAAGTCTTGAGTAGTCAGAACCGTTTGCAGCAAATGTGAGTCCGTCACCAAATACTGCAATCTTGTTAAAGTTAAGAACTACTGAGTTTACACCCTTGTTGCCAAGTGCTTCTTGTTGAGTTCTTGTTGGAGCATAACGCATTGACTCAACATTGTACAATGGCTTTGCTGTAACCGAAGAATATGCAGCGAGCTTGCTTAACGATGCTGCCATTGCACATGCTCCGTTTGCATAACCATAATCATCTCCGGTGCTTGTGCCATAAGATACAGGCTTAATTTCTGTTGCAATTACGCAAACATAAGGGCCGTAATCTTTTAGGTTTGCAACATCTCTGCTCACAAGAGTGCTAAGAGCTAAGTGTGATGCAACTGCTGCTGGTGTCATAACTTCTTTTACACCATCATCGTATGGCTTAACGCCCAAGATTGAAATGCATGGGTGAATATTTTCTGCAATATTCTTAGTTCTAACAGCTGCCTTGTATACCCAGCTGTTTCCATATGTCGATGAGTTATTGGCGTAAAAACCATACTCTGTGTCGCCAGGAGTTGCTGGATCTTCCCAGTCATCAGAATTTCCGCCCCTGCCCCAAGGAACGATAATGTCAGGAAGAACTGTCTCAGCAGCAGCGTATGCAGCGTCAAACATTGCGTCTAATGTATATCCGGTTGCTGTTACATAGCCATCTGTGTGATTGAAAACAGTTGAACTTGGAAGTGGAACCATATATATTCTTTCAGCGCCTGCTGAAATCAATTCCAAAAATGCTTTATGAAGATCTGAACCTTCACCAAATGCGGCAATTACGTCTTTTTCTGTTGTTGCTTGAACGATATCAAGATCACTAACGTTACCGTAATTGTCTGCAGTGTCTCTCTTTGCTATAACAACAATTCTAGGACCTGCTGGTGTATTTGTGCGCGATACGCTATAGAAGCGATCTCTGATTAGGGTGGTTACTCCAGGAATAGCCATGTTATCTTTAAACCTCCGACTAAATTATGGGGCATTAATTCTTCTTTTATAGTAACAGATAAGTTATAAAAATAACTCAACAAGCCAATTTAGATAAGTTTTTTATATACTTAATTAAACCCAGGCGTAGAACCTTGTTGTAGGTCAACAATATTAATACTTATACTTTGATAATTTGGCGTTGCTGATGTCAATAGTTCGGGCTCATATGCCATGGCCGTTCTTAGGTCAATAGCAATTTGCTCAATAGTCTCAGCCTTAGCTGCAAATGTTTTTTCAGTGGTAAGCATGTAAGTTACTGTTCTTTTATGAATATCTTTTGACTCTCTGTTTACTTCTGAGTCAGCCAATCTCCTTGAATATACTAACTCTGAAGCTCCTATTTTTTTAAAAATAGGAGTAAATTCCATCATAAAATCTTCAAATGTTTCGATTAAAGATTCAACTACATAAGCATTATCTTGATCATCTATTCTTGTATTTGTATTTGCTCCAGACCTATTGCCTGACGGAGCAAGTGCGTGAAAAGCTATAATGTTTTGAAATCTTTGTCCATAAATATATATATTGCCACTAGTTATTTGTCTCATTCTTGGTTTTGGTTCGACCGAATGAGCTTTTCTTAGTTCCAAAGAATAAGTTATAATTGCTGGAGTATCTTCCATTCTTCCGGTTGTCTGACCAGTAGATGGATCTACATAATTCGGATTAAACCAAGTAAATGATGGATCAGATGGCGATGAAGATTTAATTGGAAAATTTGGAAAAGACTGTTCCCATAAAGATTTAACGGTAGAAATAAATTCTAGGTATGATAGGTTACCTTCAGACTGAAGTGGTTCTGCAAATTTTAATTTTGTATATGAGTCTGTAAGACCAAATCTTGGCCAGCCAACTGTGTTTTGTGCCATACTATGCTCCCGGCCCTGCTGCTAATGATAGATTTATTTTTTTTAACCCTAATGAAGAAATTATATTTATATATAATAAAATTACCCCAGGTTCTGAACTTGATGGTTTTGCATTGAATTCATAATCAACTATTACCTTATCTTTTTTTAGTCTTTTAAGTAGTTCAGATGTGTTATTGATTACTTTGTCATAGCCAAATTTACCTATATAATCGTAACCAAATCCTTTTACTGAACTAGATAGATACGAAGCTAGTCTCATTTGTGGTAGTTTTGAAAAAATTGAATTCATACTTGCCATAGTATAGTCATTAGTTAGATATACCTCATAGGGTTGAGCTCTTCTTGCCTTATTGCTTCTGTATATTGTGTTTATTCCTATGTCATCAAGTCTATTCATTTCCAAAGAATTTAAATTTGATCCATATACTGACATTGCTCCAGGTATTCTTTTTCTGATCAAACCAAAATTCAATGGATTAGAAACTATAAGTCCAGCTACAGCAGCAGATACTGAGTTGATGTATGTAAAATCTAATTGTGCGTGAGAGAATAAAGCTTCACCATAAACTGGAACAACATACCTTCCAGAATCAGATGTAACGTCTCCATCTATACTGTAAATTGTAAATTTATCTGATAAATTTTCATTATTTTCAATTTCAGTTATATCTGAAGATGTTATCCCATTTGTTCTTGATCCAATAACTCCAATTTGTACATATCCAGTTTCATTATGAAAGTCATCGCAATAATCTGCTAATTGTGAAACAAAATCTATTCCACCAGTCTTTATTATGGAAACCTCCAAAGGAACTATAACGTCAATAAAATCAAGGACATTTAATACCGAATAAGTTACAGATAACCTTTGGTAATATCTTTCATAAAAAGTTTTAGAAGTTGGAGTTGCAGATAGATAATCAATATATGTTGAAGATACTAACCTTTTATCTATATCTTCTACATACTCTGTCATTGGAGCCGCAGCACATATTAGTATATTTCTAGCACCAGCGTCATACGCATCAAAAACTCCCCTTAAAAGGGGGCTACTCATATCTCCATTTAATAATTCAACTGCATGTTGAACAGACCTTATCTTTATTGGGCTATTTAATTCAATTCCATCAGCATGTCCTATTAAAAGGAGCGTCTGCATATTTGAAAAACTTATATCTTCATAAGAAGGCTTATACGTAACTACGCTTGATTTGTTGCCCATCGGTACGGTAGGAAGTGGCTCATACGCCTGTTCCTTTACTTCAAATCTAGATTCTATTATAATTTCAGAATTGTCTTTAACAGTCTTAGCGACTGCAGTATATAGACCCGGATACGTTCCTTGTGGAACTGTATAGTTAAATATAAATTCAGAGTTATTAGTTCTTTCTATATAAGCATTGGGGTCTGGAGTTGCGTTTGTATAAAGGTATGAGATTGGATTTCTAATTATTGAAGAAAATCTACTATCACCTCTTACGACAGAAACGGTTACATCTATTGGTGTAGCCAACTGTGTTGGATCATAAATTTCACCTAAATCAACAAATAAAAATTTAATTTTTAATGATTGACTTCTTTTTACAACTAACACGTTAGACCTGTTTTTCTTTTGTTGCACCAACTACCCAGAATATGATTTTACCACCTTTACCGCGTCTTGGCGAACAAGTATCTATTAAATAGATTGTTTGTTTTTCAAAAGCATTAGGTAAATTTTCATATATTCTATCGCCTTCTTGTGGGTTTATTTCTGATTCAAAATAATATACAACCTCTGAATTAACTGCAATTCCTTCCATCTGCTCCTGTGCACTTTTTGCATTTATTGATCCAGAAGAAAATACATTTCTTGTAGTGACTCTTTCTAGAGTATCCCTATAGTTTCCATTGGGCATTATCCTTTGGATATATACGTCATGACCCCATTCTTTTAATATCTTTTTAAAGGATCTTTCAAGATTAATCATATCCGCGAATACTTCTGTCTGGCATTGGGTCTGTTTTTAGTGCTGATCTTCTACTGGCTCCATAAAGATCTCTGTCAGTAAGCCAAACATCTCTATATGTATCTGGGTCAACAAATCTTCCAGGATTTGATATTTCCAAAGAAGGAAGACCCTTTGGCTGTATTCCTCTTGGACCAGTCTTCATTGCCAACATTTCTTGTCTTAGAGAGGCTGCAATTTGACACCAGGTAACAGCATTACCTCTTGACGTTATTGTTCTTGGGAAATTTCTTGCTGTAACTGTTAGATCTGCCAGAGTTACAGAAACGTCATCATCTCCACCATAATTGTACATTCTACTTAGATCGCAAGCTACGGCTGCCTTAATGTACTCGATTGCTGCGTATGCCAATTTTCCAGCTTCATATGTAGACTTTATTCCATAAATAGCTTCAACTTCTAGTGAGTGAAAGTGTATTAGTTCCCCTATTTCTATGAGAGATGCTTCTGGAAATAAAGGTAATATTTCTTCTGGACTGAGATATAAGGGGCTAACATCTGGTGCAAATGTCATTACCTCGTCAGCCTTAAGTGTTATAAGTGGCTTATATTCATCTGTTGACGTACTTACATAAAGTTGTTGATTAACAGTAATAGTTGTGCCGTTAGGCATATAACCAACAAATTTAATACTGTATGTATCGGCGTCAGTAGGTCTAAAATCATAGTAGTATTCTGAGCTTGTTAGAGCTGTTGGAGTAGTAGCAACAACCACAGTTTCATCAGCTTTTTTAATTTGAACAGTTACAGAATCTGGACTAACAGAAACTTGTTCACCAGTGGAAGCATTAATGTCAATAAATTTAACTTTAATTCTTACAGTATCATAAACAAGCACGTTGTTAATAGTCATTTTTTCTCCAATAAAACTTACAATTTGTCAGTTATAGTAGCTTGTTTTAGCTAACTATGGATACTTCCCCAGATGGCCCTATTGCTATTACTTGAGCCGAAGATATTGCTGATACGTCATTATCTAATACTTCAAGAGTTAAAATTCCGCTTGGACTTACATCCATGCTGACTACCCCTATTGTTGTATAGTTTGAGTAATCTTCATTTAATGAGTATAATACTGTTATATTATTTAATATAATTGGAGATACAAGGCTTTGTGCCGTAATTATTAAAGTTCCATTATATAAATAATTTGGATTATTATAGGTAATATTTGTATTATATAACATGGCTCTCCAGGGTTAAGCTACGCTATATAGTAATGGTTTTAATTTACTGCTTTACAACAATTGTTATGCCATAAAAAAGTGGAATGTGATACATATGGCAGTCGTCTCTTGACTTTATATCCTGGTGATATTGCCATACCGGGGATGCTTGTGTGTCATTTTGATACAGAAAAACACTGTCAGAACTATTTTGAATAATTAAAATACCACCTTTTTCCAGTCTATCTAAATACAAATCTACTGGAATAAATGGATTCTCCATATCTTGAGACCAACCTATTATTAGGTCAAAAGTAAAGTTATAGTTACTTTCCAAGTATTGCTGGGTCAATACTCCATACTCTATAGGAGCATTTTCGTACTGAAATTTTTCATATAATGACAATTTTTTATTATTTAAAAAATAAATTTGTGAATTATATATTTCCTGAAATGGCTTTAGCCTAAAACGATCAAGACCACCAGAAAGTGCAAGTATACGTTTCTTTGGACTAATGTCCATTAAAGCCTGAATAAGCAGTATGGGCATCCATTGAGATTGACCGTAAGAATCAGCCAGTGCTGGTCTTGGGTAATGAATCACGAACTCATAGTCACTTGCCCCACCAGTGGCTATATTTCTTTTATCTATGCCAACAACATTAAAAAGATAATTAGATATAGCTACTGACTCAGGGCCATCTTCTTTTGTTGATTTGCGAGCAAATTCCTTCCAATCATATACCCATTTCGTATAATCAAAAGACATCTGCGGCTCATATCTTTTATCACTTGACATTATTGACCTCATAGGTTGCAAACTGGATATCAAACCAGGCTCTTCTTATGCCTCTAGACAAAGATATATTTTGTTTTTTTATATATTCTTTTGAAGCTATATCTAATGATATGTCGTGGTCATAGGCGTATCTTTCTCTAATCAATAAGATGAGATCGTCTATTGTAGTTTTTAAAAAATCTTCTTCATCTATTCCGAGTATATACATAAAAGAAGCTAGATGCTGAGATCTAATTTTTAAATCTGCTTCAGCATCATACTTTGTCGTCATTTTTTTCTTCATCCTTAAACATTGCTACACCTTGACACATACTAACAGGCTTTCCTGCTACGTAATAAATACCAGTAGAAGAATCCCACTCTATTGTTTCATTATCCCAATCTGGAACATCTGTTATAGATTCGCCTTCTCTTTTTGACCAATCAAAATCTTCAATGTCACTCATGCTATTCTCCAATAAGTTTATTATAAGCTTTTATCTCATTAGATAAACAAATGTAAGCTGCGTGCAAATGACTTCCTTCTGGATATGGGTTTGCTTTTTTTAAATCAATATCGTCTGCATCTGTGCCAAGAATAGCAGAAAGTGTGGTTATTGATTTCTCTAAATAAGATTTAGCTTGTGACTTTGCTCTATCAATATCGTATTGACCTAATTGCATATTTTCTCCTTTAACTATAAGTGTATCATGCTTTCTTTACCGCAAAGAAGCCCTGAGATACAAAACGATCACCAGAAATAACGGGATTCACTTCATGCGCCATGTCTTCGTGTGAAGAATGTGTAAATAAAAGAAGAGAATTTTCTTTTGGTTTAAGATTGAAACCCATAAGCGGCATATTAAACTCTCCACCTTCATAGTCATCATTTATATAATATACTGAAGAAAAATGAGTAACAGCATCTCTGTTGTGTATGAATGTTCCGTCACAATGCATATTCATATATCCACCTTCTTTTGCAACTGCAATCCATGGACCACTTTCGCTAAAACAATCTACGTTATAAATATCCTTTACAATCTTAACAACACCATTTAAATATTTAGTTAAAGCATCAAAGGTTGCACTTTGCAATACATCATTTGGCCACTTTTCATAATGTATCAAAGATGTGTATTTTTCTTCTGGAGACTTTTGATGCTTATCTCTTTCATCAAAAACTTTCATTGATATATTATAATTATCACCATGCTTACTGTCATTTGGATAAGGTTCTGGTATTTTTCCATTTACATATAATTCATATTCTTCTTCACTGATAAGAAATGATTTTACATATTTAAGTTCTGGATATTTTGAATGCTCTTCGACCTTCCATCTTATTGGGGAATCATAACCAACAAATGGAAAATTATCTTTATTATCTCTGCAATACTTCTTTATAATTTCTGAATCCTCTTTTGGAAGAAAGTCAGTAAATATAGATATTCTTGGAGCGTTTATTTTCATTAAATCTTCTAACACATTACCCTCTTAAAAACTTAACTATTATTGATTCTGCTGAAAAAGAAGAATCATAAGAATTTACCTTAAAATATTCTACATCTTTTATTAAAGAATTTCTTTTTGCTTGAGATATTTTTTCATTGAAATTATTTTCAATAAAGTGATCTTCTTTTATACTAATAACTGCTAGTCCATTTTTCTTTAAATATTTTATTGAATCTATTAAATCATTAGAATCCAAATGACCGAGAGTAAATGTACCAGCACTTATAATTCCATCATAATGATTTTCTAGTAGAAGTTTATTCTTTTTAAAATCTTCAACAATCATCCAATCATATGTTGGCTTAAAATTTGGTTTAATTTTTTTTGCTGCTATCTGAATCATTGATCCAGATATATCTATTCCCTCTATCCACAGATTTTGTTTTATTTTTCCCAATAAATAACCAGCTAATCCAGTTCCACAACCAATATCTAAAACCGTAGAATTATGATTTAATTGATACATACAAAATATTTCAATCACTTTTTGTGGAAGGATATAACTTACCTGATTAGTATAATCATCGTATTCATGAGCCCAATCATTATAATAATTCTTTAAATCATTTGGACTATTATAACAATAGACTGTATTTATTTTAAAATCATCAGGAGTTTTCATATTAGTAACTGTGAATAAAAGCTGAGAATTCTTCTTCTGTATCTCCAAGATTTTCAAATTCTATAGTTCCCATTTCTTCAAACTTTCTTCTCAACCATGCTCCGTTTCTATCTAGCAACCCAAGTTTGCTAACATTTGGAACTATTTTTGCTGCAAGCATTTTTCGTATCCAAGCTTGTGCTGGATCATTGAGTAAGAATGGAGCAATATCTTTTGTCTTAACACCCATTTTCTCATATACTTCTTGCTGTAGCATTCTTTCTCCAAGCTTAATACTTGCTTCATATGCAAACTGTTGACGCTCCATTATTTCAACATCTGTCATCTCTGCGTATATTTCCTTTAGCGAAATAACACCAAATGATATGTGTCGAGCTTCGTCTGCCATAACATTGCGCAATAATTGTTTTAGAAGAGGCTCATTTGTCAGTTCACGCATATATGCCATTGATGCAAGCCCCAGACCTTCAACCATAATTTGCATACCTAGATAAGTCATATCCCAACGATTATCAGCAATGGTGTCGTCAATTAAACTTTGAATATGCCAATTAAAAGGAAGTGTTCCTCCCAATTTTTCATTTGCATACTTAGCGAATACCTCTATGTGTCTTGCCTCATCTACCACCTGAGTTGATGCATACAGTTTTCCGTCATACCAGGGGCATGTTTGAGTTAGTTTTGCTGAACATATTAGAGCACCTTGTTCTCCGTGTATAAATTGAGATATCATCCACTTTCTGCTTTCAACGCCAAATTGCAACCACTCTTTGTCTCCCCACTTTTCAACTGGACTACCCTTGTATACTGACATTTCTCTGCTTGATCCAAAGTTAGAATAGTCCTCAATTACTGATTTCTCAACATCTACACTTACAGACCAGTCAAGAGCAGTCTCTCCATTCCATTGATTATTCTTAGCCTTTTCATAAAGTTTTCTTAGTTGAGTTCTAACAAGTGAATAATCCCAAGTAAAAATAACGTCACTATTATTTTTAACAACATGATCAACAGCGTTAAAATCAACTTCTGGAGCATTAATAATCGGATCTATATCATTAACTTTTATATTTCCAACAAATTCTTTATAGGTATCTTTTGTAACTGTCATTTTTCCTCTTTAATTAATAGTTCTTTGGCACTGTATACGCTGACCAATCTGGATTTTCTAAAACATTTCGGTTTACTGGGCTCAGATTTGCGCTAACAACAACTCTTTGTTCTTTGTTATAATGTCTATTGGTCATGTGGTTTATATAAGAATTAAATATAACTAACATTCCTGTTTCTGGAGTAATTGCAGTTGATGTTTCAATTGAATTACAGTGTGACGTAGTAAAGATTAAATCTGCGCTATTTTTTGGTGCATTTATATAATACGAGACAGAAAAATACTCTTCTGGATACAAATGAGTATTAATCTTGTGAGTATGCGCAGTTACTGATTGACCCTCTTCTAGCGATAAAGTCCATATAGAATCTATTTTCATTTCTCTATCAATAGTAAAACTTACTGCTTTTTCTATTTCCTTAAATAACTTTTTGCATTCAGATTTTTCAAATGGAAATGTTCTGTCCTCATAAAATGTATGCGCTGGGTGAGGATCTTTTACATTTGGTATGGAACCAGAATGTTCTTTAATTTCATTTAAAATAATATCATTATTTATATTTTCTAAATAAGATGTATATACATTTAATGAAAATAAATTAACAACTTTTAAATTATTCATAATAAAATTTTCCAGTCGTCAGTGCAGAGGGTGGGCTATCCTTATGCCAAACATTAATAACAACAACCCTTCTAACACCACTAATAGGAGGAGTTGTATTATGTATGATGTGACCGGCATCGAAAATGATTAACCTATTCGGCAAGCAAGCTATTCTTTCCCTCATTTCAACTGGCGCAATTAGAGGGTCCATATTTTCTTTCTCAAGCGCATTATAAGTGTCTTCGATTATGGCTTTGGGATGAAGTTCTAGAAAACCACCAACAACATCGTTTGTACTTGGATAATATACGCAGCCAATCTTTGGGCCCCTAAAAACCTTGGTGTCTGCGTATAAAAAAGTATCTTCATCTACGTGAACATCTAAGAATTGTCCTGGCTTAAAAGTTCTAGTCCAATATTCAAATCCACATAATTCTTCAATTGGAAAAGGTAGATTATTTTCCCAAATTGCTTTAATTAATCTTTTCCTTGGAGTATTTGTGTCTGATTTGTGCCAGCCATCCCAAAACATATATGGCGCAAAGCAATCGCATAGTTCATCATGATAACCATTTAAAACGGTTGCGATGCGCTCTTCGTCCCCCATTGACTCTGGGAAGAAGTCTTTGGTATGTTTAATTTCATCTAGTAAAATTTGATCTTTTATAAAATTATCCAAAACAATCATAATATATATAGTATTACAATTTTACTGCATATGTAACAGCAGCGCCAGTTGGGTTATGATATACGCAAGAATTTTCTATATTTTTAAGATATTCATGCACTTCGTAAAAATCGGTAAAAACAGACTCATCCTTATACAAAGAATCCGTACCAGTATACAACATCATTATTGTCCCATTTTTATTTAACATATTGTAAAATTTAATAACTACCTCAGGATCGTGCAATACGTCATGTATGCTCATGCATATAAAATCATATTTTCCACCTTTTTCAGACTCTATATCTTGCATTGAGATTATATTATAATTCCAGTTTTCATTATCTTTTTTTATTATTTTTTCAAATAAATTTAATTGATAATTATTTAATAAAGTTAGTTCTGATTTCTTCTGCATTAATCTAGCCAATCCCGTATTGAATGCTGGAAGTGTCATAAGAGAGGTTTTAGGGTTGGCCGTTAAAAAGCCAAACTCATGAGTATTTGCGGCATAATAATAGGCTTGATTGGTATTCCAAAAATGACTTTCTTGACTAAATACATCAAAATACCAAATTAAAAAATCCATTCCTGCTGCAACTTTTCTCTTGTCAAGAGACAATGTATCTAAATACGACTTAACATTTTTACTTTTTTGCATTGAATCTTCAATGGATTCAACATCTGTATATTTAATCAATCTTGCTAAATTGTCAAAATAATCTTTTTCATACATCATATTAAATTGTTCCAATCGCAATTTGACGCATGTGCCACAATCTTCTTATGTTTCCTATTAGAGAAATTCTTTGATTCTTTAAATATAAATAAGAAGGATCTTGGCCTAAATTTAACTTACCAGATTCAACATCATCTATTGGGGCTATGGTTATAGATCTAGTTGCTGTTATGATTTCATCTATACTATAGGCATTTGCAATAGAGCCATCTAAGCCAACACAGTATAAATAGAAGCTAATTTGTCTATCTATATATTTTAAGTCTTCAATTGCATTGTAGCTCATGTTAAATCTTCTATGCTTGGGGATAAAGGAAGAATTATATATCTATTTATTTCAGCAAACTCGTTTGTTAAAACATACTCCCTTGTGGTTCCGCCATTTTCCATTACAATATTTTCATCTTCATCAGAATACGTAGGTACTACATTATCCATTTTTTCTGTAAACTCATGAATAAGTTTTTCGCTAATTTCTTTTGGTTCCATATTAACTAAGTTTTTTTAATGCGATGACTTGATTGTATAGTGAGGTAATCGCATCTTTTTGCATTTGCGATGCGTTATCGTCTATTAAATCATTTAAAGACGATGCACTCATTATCTGCTTTGGATCCATGCCTAATATATAAGACAATTTATGAATAGACTTAGTTAAGTATAAAGAAGTTTTTTCTTTAATTAAATTAATTTCTTCTTCAGAAATATTCATTATTAATACTGTTCCATATTTAAAGCTACAATATACTGCATTGAATCCTGTTTGTATCCTTTACCTTCGAGGTGTTTTAGGTAATCTTGTCTAAGGAATGGAAGATAAACATTAACTGTATTGACTGCATTACCTGGATCTTGTAGTGGGTCAAGAACGCTTTCACCTAAAGCTTTATTTGGTGTTCCATGGCAATACCATCCAAGATACGCATATCTTGTGCCACTACCAGTTGGTTTTACCTCATGTGCTGCCATATAATCGCTGGGAAACATTAATATGTCTCCTTTTTTAGGGGAATAATCTATATCTAAATAAGAAAAATAGTGAGAGCCACCAGTAAAGTTTTTTCCATTAAGTTCATCATCTGACTCAACACTATCATTGGCATAGAATATTGTGCCAACCACATTTTTCATAGCCAATTGTTGGTTTGGGTGCGGCAAGCCATACATATAGTCGGTTTGTATATCAGCGTGAGGGCCCATATAAACATCTGATTTATATTGAGTTATGTGACCCCTACTCTGCCACCAAACACATTTATAAACCAATGGAAACATTTCTATATACTTTAATAAACACTTGTATTTTACTTCATCAATAAAAGATAGAGTTTTAATTGCCTGAAGTTCTTGATCTTGGTGTATTTTTGATGCCCTATATGGCATTTTTTCAATCATTTCAGTTGCAAAATAATACCCACTTTCATTTACATAAACTTGCTCACCAGTATTTGGATGAATTGCAAGTGAGTACATTTCTGCTTTTTCTTTTTCTATACTTTTTTCACAAAATTTATAAAACCAATCCCAATCAATAGTTGCGGTATTCTCAAAAAGGACAACTCCACCACCCAAGTGTTTTGGTTTTACATCAGTATAATTCATCATTATTATTTTCTCCTAGTGTATTATCTAATTGAGTTAACTTTGGTAAGTTTTTCATCCCTGGTCCAATTCTATTATTATCTGCGTCTAAACCAGTTTTTATTCCCTTTACCCATGTCCATGGTTTTTCTTGTGAGTTTTTCGTTTTTAATTCATTATATTTTTCTCTTGATTTTTCAAGTTCTTTATTTTCCCATCTATTAACTACTTCAAATTCCACACTTGGAAGTAAGTCAGTTGGATAAATATTAAAAAACAAAAATGGACTTCCCTTAGGGAATATAACCGGTTCATTAATTTTATGAATTACCCAATTTGTTTGAATTTCATCTGGCCACCAACTGCTCGGGATACTTGCTGTCATAGGTGAGGCTCCATCAACATAATAATTTGGAGAACCAGTCGTCCATAAACTATAACCATCTTCTGTGTTTATCACCCAACCAGTTGCAATAGATATCATTCCATGTATATTTGAATGAGCGAAGTGAAAACCATTGTAAACTCCACCGCTAATTATTCTAGCTGGACTAGGCCCTCCATCCCAAATTACAACTAATTCTTCAGGAAGGATCATTTCCCATCCACTAACATTTGCTGTAGTAACTGGGGTGCAATGATATGCATGTTTGTTATGAGTTTTATCCATCCAATCTCTTTTGACTCGAGACTGTCTTATCTCAACTGGATTATTGTGGGTTCTTGAAAGAATTACTTTTGTCATTTAATTCCTGAAAATAAATAATCTGAATCTAAGCTTCTTATTGGACCAGGCATTCTACCATAAAATCTTGGTGGTCTTCCTGCATTGGTGTCGGCTGGCGATCCATCTAAATTATGCCCATATTGAAATCCCTTATGAGTTCTTTCATTGTAGTCAAACATTGTTACAACTGCGTATTTTGTTCCAGATATAACTGGAATAGAACTATGTGCATAGATATATGTAGATGGGAATAATATTATATCTCCAACCTTTGGTTTTATCTTCAATTTTAAAATGTCAAAAACCAGTTCTCCACCGTCATAATTATCATTCAAATAAGCTACAGATGAAACTGTGCAATTATAGCTATACCCATGATCTGCGTGAGCAGAAAAGTGTTCACCAGGAATATATTTAACAAAATTAAAACTTTCCATAAAATCCATTTTTATCCCATGTCTAACTTCATAGTCATATAGACATTCAAGTAATGGAGATTTTACTTCTTCGCATACCTCTTTAATATCTGATGCTTTTGGAAAATTTTCCCAAACTGTATTATCTGGATGAATTTTAAAATCACTACAGTTTCTATAATCTCTATTTTTATTTAGGTCTCCAGTTGTCCCTAAGTCCCATTTAAATATATCATAATCACATTTTGCTAATCCAGACTCAAGTTTTTCTATTAAAACTTCTGGGTTTTTAATAGCATTTCTGTATATAATTATTCCTAATCTTGGATCAAAAACATATTGCGGATTCATAATTATCTTTCTCCCATAGATGTGTGATATAATTTAAGGCGGAGTCTATTATACCACAATTTTCGGAGAGCCAATTATGTTTAATGAAGAAATAACAGATGAAAAACCGTGGAAAGTTTTACCTGGAACATTTGGAAATTCTACAGATAATATTAAAATTATAGACAATTTTATTGATAAAACTGATCTATTATCTTTACAGAATTTTGTAAATAAAATAGACGAATGGGATAATTCAAAAGAGAGTGAATCTCATGAAGATGGTACCATAAAATATGGTGCAGATGTGTGGTTAAATAGAACTTGCAGCTCTTATATTATAGAAAGATTAGACAAAAGTATTTATGATTTAATAGATTTTTATATTGATAAAATGACTGCAACAATAAATGAAAATTATAATTGTATTGTTGAAAAAAGAAAACCAGTAATAGTTTGCTGGAGACCTGGTGACTTTCAAATCGCCCATGCCGACAAACAATTGCAAGATGGAAGAACAAATGGTTTTGATGATTATGATATCAATTCATTATTTTATATTAACGATAATTATATTGGCGGAGAACTTTTTTATACACAACATGGCCTAAAAATAAAACCAGTAGCTGGTATGGCAGTTTCTCATCCTGGAGATATAAATTATATGCACGGTGTAACCCCGGTTTTATCTGGGGTTAGATGGGTTATTCCAGCTTTTTATGCTGTTAATTCTTTTTAGAATTATTTAAATGATGGTGGTCTAAAAAATCCTGGAGGGCCAAAAAATCCTGGAGGGCCAAAAAATCCTGGAGGGCCAAAAAATCCTGGAGGGGCAAAGAAGGCTGGAGGAGAAAAGAAAGCTGGAGGGCCAAAAAATCCTGGAGGGGCAAAGAAGGCTGGAGGGGCAAAGAAAGATGGAGGAGAAAAGAAGGCTGGAGGAGAAAAGAAGGCTGGAGGAGAAAAAGCTCCTACAGTGTAATTTATTGCAGTTCCCAATGGGGTTACTACTGTATCGGTTACCGCTGGCGTAACGTTTGCGTTTAATGCTGGATCTGTTGTAGCCGTAGTTGTTACAGAGCCAACAACAAACCCAGCATTAGTGATTGTAGTATTAGCTGTTGCCTGTGTTGTACCAGCCGCAATTGTGGGTTTAGCTGCTTTTCTTTTTTCTCTTTTTCCACTATCTGCTGCCATATTATGCCGCCAAATCTCCTAGTGCTACCCACGTATCTGTGGCTCTCTTTATAATTGTAGCAGATGACCACTGTGTGCGCAACTTAAGACCAGGGGTTGCGTTAATCGTAACTCCAGATTGAGGGGTAAGAGTAGTCTGTCCTGAACCAGTCTGAAGAATTGTTAAAGTTGAGCCCACTGGGAAAGCTACGTTTGCATTGGATGGAACCGTAAGAGTAGTGGCAGAAGCATTTGAAATTTCAACCATTTTATTTTTATCTGTTAAGACTAAAGTATAGCTAGTAGTTTGCTGATTTAAAGTTAAATCTGCTATCTTACCTTGGTCTATCGCAGCATTTGCGCTTATGTCAGCGTTTACAATGACACCAGAAGCAATAGCTGTTACGCCAGTGTCAGAGATCGTTACATCACCAGTCTCTGTAACAGATGTTGGAACACCCGAGGCATTATAAACGATGATATTTCCAGCTGTACTTGTTGCTAATTTTGATAGTTCAATTGCTGCAGAAGCGCTGATGTCATTATTGACAATTGTTGAATTAGCAATCATTGTGCTTGTGACTGTACCATTGTCACCTGTGGTAACTGCAGTTCCCGTAGTCGCTGGAAGTGTGATTGTAGTAGTGCCAGCAATAGCGTTTGCGACTAGTAATACTGTTCCAGATGTCGAACCATTAAATGTTGCTCCACCTGAAGAAATAATAGGTGTTGTTAATGTAGGGCTTGTTCCAAATGATGTTAATGAAGAACCGGTAACACTAGAGCCAAGTGTTGTGCTGGTAAGCACATTTGCATTATTAATCTTATAAACTTTACCAGATGCTAAATCTAAATGCTCTGATGAAGTCCATGCTGCTGATGCATCGTACCAATAAAATGTCTTATCGGTTGCACCATGAAGCAGGATCCCACCACCATCTGCAGTTGTATTTGTTTGAACTTCCAAGTTAGCCATTTGAATGTTTTTGTCTGCAACGACTAGAGTGTTGGCATTGATTATTGTGTTTGCTCCATTAACTGTTAAGCTTCCGCCAACCACTACGTTTCCATTTAATGTAGTGTTACCAGATGTATTTCCTATAGCTAAAGTTGTTGCTGAACCAGCAAAATTCAATGTAGTGACGTTTGTATTGATGAGATTGAAGGTTGCACTAGATGTTGTTATAGAAGTATTGATATCAGGACTTGTATTGAAAACAGCAAGACCAGTACCAGTTTCATCAGTTAGTGCTGCAATTAAGTTTGCCGAAGAAGGAGTTGCTAAGAAAGTTGCAACACCAGTTCCTAAACCAGATACACCAGTAGAAATAGGAAGACCTGTAGCACTTGTTAAGTTTCCAAATGATGGAGTTCCAATATTTGGAGTGACTAATACCGGAGAGTCAGAAAATACTAAGTTTCCAGTTCCTGTTTCATCAGAAACAGAAGTTGCTATTTGAGATGAGGTAATACTTCCAGATGCTGTTCCATATAAAGTTCCAGTTGTTGGAAAAGTTACTGAAGTATTTGCTGTTGCTGTAACGGTTGTGTTAAATGCGCCAGAGGTTATAAAGGAACTTCCATTTGCTAGTGTTAATGTAGCGGACGTTTCTGGAGCTGTAATGATTAATTTATTAACACTTGTTGCGGTTGCAACACCTATATCTGGAGTAGTAAATGTTTTATTAGCTAAAGTTTGAGCAGTTGTCAAGTCAGCTGTTACTGCTGTATTAATAGCTATTGATGCGCTTGAACCTTCACCGGGAGTGTGGGTAACTGTAATTCCAGTCCCACTAGATACGTTTGAAACGTAGTTTCCAGTTGTATCAGTTCCTAAATCAATTAAATCATTAACCCAAGCTGAACCGTTATACTTAAGAAATTGATCAGTTGATGCTGATGTTATATTTACATCTAATAGATCAGTAAGATTTAAAATTTCTTTTGCATTTGCGTTAACCCAAGCTGAACCGTTATAGCGCAAAAAATGATCAGATGAAGGAGTATTTATTGCTACATCACTAAGACTGTCTAAATTATAGACTTCCCAAGAAAGTCCAGTTTCTGCAGATGAATTTGCAGCAAGTCTGTATCCATCACCTCCAACAGTTAATATTGCTGGAGTATCATTAGCAGTAGCCGTAAAAATATCACCTTTTGCATTAGCTGCTGTTTTAACGATGGCATCATCGGTTATTTGTGCAAGGACAAAAGCGGTTGTAGCTATCTGAGTATTATTAGTATTAACGTTTGCTGTTGGGGCTAATGGTGCACCAGTAAAAGTTGGATTTGCTAATGTTGCATAGCCAGAAAATGAAACATCTGATTTATGCACTCCAGTAACCCTACCATAAGAATCTACAGAAACTTCATTAATAAAATTAGTACTAGCTCCTGTGTTGGTATTTGTTTGCGACACATTGGCTAAGTCAATACTATCGGCATTAACTACTATTCTGCTTGAGTTTGCAGTGACAACATTTACAGAGGTATTTGATATCATCAAGCCATCACCAGCTGTAAATGCACCAGTGCCAGTAAATTGTGCGTACGACAAACTATCTGTACCAAATACAATAGTGTCACCAGCCCCAGTTGCTGTACCACTTAAGATAAAACCAGTGTTAACATTAACTGATCCACCAATAACAAAGCAAGCGTCTCCCACTTGAACTTCCCCTGCTGGACTATTATCCGAGTCTGCTCTTCTAGTGAGAACCCACACTGCATCGACTGCGCCAGTAGCAGTTACTGAATAAATTCCATTTTGCTTTGCGTCTGCCTGGTTCTTTACCAGAATAGAATAGCCAACTGAAACAGTTCCGCTATCAATAGTTAGTTCAGCATTTGCTGTTGCCGTTAAAGTTGCGCCAACACCATCTGTTCCATTATTATAATTACATGTTGGGAGTGCTGCTATAGTGGCCAATGCAACTGGATCGTGCCAGTTAATTCCTGCGAATAAATTATCTACATAACCTCTTGTAGCAAGGTCTGTGGAAGTTGTTCCTGCATTTGACACATTTACGGAAACAACATTCATTACTCCGTTTGCTGCTATGTTTCCAACAACAGTGCCACTAGAGTTTTTGAATTCTATCAGTGGTGCAGTTGCGCCAGAAGCTGCCTTAAAAACGACAGACTCATCATTTACTGTAATTTCTGGTGCGGTTTCTGTTCTTAAACGGGCCATGGAGCTCCTATATAAACTAATATTTTGCTTTATATCCCTTAAATAAAGCTAGTTTTATAGTAATAAGATTATGGCAGTTTTATTGTGTTATTCTTTTAAGAAACTGTAACATTTTACCAGAATATTTTATTCTTCCAAAATGTGTCAGGTTAATTGTTGGGTCAACCCAAATTTTTCCACCCATTTTTTGCCAATATCTACAAAAGCCATAATCTTCGGATAAAAATCTTCCATCATCATCTACATATGAGTTGAACAAAGCATAAGAATTGTCTATTTCTGCCCCAGTTAACGCACCAGTATCGTCTTTGTATTTTAATTTCTTATATTTCTTAAACATCTTATCAAATACTTGACGCTTAATTAACATAAAGCCAGTACCAGCCTCATAACACTCTATTGCTCCATTGTCAATGTTCAGTTGATTTTCTCCAGGTTTAGTCATATGAACAACATATCTTGTGCCATACTCCATTAGGTCCTTTGCTTCAACCTCGCCAACAGCACCTTCTTTTACTTTGTCCCAATTAATCTCTTTAATTGGATAAGATGCTGTCATTACATCTTTATCATGCCATAGAAGTTTTAATATTGATTCTTTATCAAATTGCAAGTCAACATCAATAAATATCATATGGGTAAATTCAGGATTGCCCATAAATTTAGCAACGAGGTTATTTCTTGCGCGATTAATTAAAGAATCAGAAATTGTACAAATTGAGTACTTTAATCCTATTTCTTTAAAGAATAGACAAGCTTGCAAAAAGCTCATCATAAAAGGCTCTGTTACATGAGAATCATAACAAGGAAGAGCAAAAAAGATATTCCATTGCTCAAGCTTTTCTTTGGGAATTGTTATATTTATTTGTTGTTCTTCTACCGGCATAGAAAAATATTAGCTTATATATGATTAGTTGTCAAATCTTATTCAAACTTGAATTCAGGATAGCATTGCTATTATTTCTTCTTCTGTTAAACCCAAAGCCTCAAGTTTTGCAGATGCAGATGCTTTGGCATTTGCTTTTGCGGTTTCAGCAGCTTCAAATTCTGCCTGTCTTTCAGTCCACGCAGCAGCGTCGGTTTCGCGTTGTGCGATTTCTTCTGCTGTGAGTTCTACTTCTGTTGTGATGCCTGTTGAGCAGTCGACTACGAGTTTTGTTGCCATGATGTTTTCCTAACTGTTCTTAATCCCGTACAGGGAAGCTGATGAATACTGTTTCCAGTTGCCGTTGAGAGCATAAATGTTGATTTGAGTTATTGCTGCCGTTGCGTTCCATAGTCCAGCGTGAATTAATTGCGTTGCACTTGTTGCATTGTTTTCATTCACCGCATCAGCACTAACGCTTTTTGCAACAGAAGACGTATAGTTCGGTATATAAATTGAACCATTAGAGAACACGGATGATGTTGCCGTATCACCAGTAAAGTAACCCACATAAGCAACAGAAGCATCACTAAATGATGTTGCTGCCGAACCAGTACCGTACAAAACTCTTGACGACAAGTTGGTAGATAAACCATTAAAACGGATGAAGAGGTCGTCACCAGCA